TTCGTATAATCTGTGCGTAGGCATTACCCCACAAAAGCAGATGTGTCATAAGTGTTTCCCTAAAGACAAAGGAAGTCATCTCCGGATTCGGCTCATCATGCAGCAAGTGGTAAAGATTATGATCTAATGCCTTTTCTTTTCCACCATCTGAGTTATAACGATAAACATGAAGTGGCAAGCCTGCGATTGCCTCTGAAAGAATACGCACACACGCATAAACTGCAGTCATCTGCATGGCACTTCTTTCATTCACATTTTTTCCCGCGGTGGAGTTTCCCATAAAAAATGAATAGGCACTTCCGCTTGTTCTGTTTGTAGGAGCATCTCTTGTCCTAAATAAGCCTTTGAGAATACCCATTATCATCACCATACCTTTCTGCAAAATTAAAATACAAGCAATCCTCTTGTGTCATAAACTGATTCAGTCACTTCATTGCCACAACGAATTGCTCGGTCAAGTGCCATAATTGTTGCAATAGCACCATCTATTTTTTCTGTTGATTTTTCTTTGTCTGCCTTGATGTTCCCTGCAGGGTCTGTACGAATAAAAATATTATCCATATTCCATCTGAGAACAGGGTGACCTCCGTGAGCAATCTTCCGCTCAAGTACAAGTTTCATTAATTCTTTTGTAGGTGGACTCATATCCTTAAAACCCTGTCCAAAAGGAACAACTGTAAATCCCATTCCTTCAAGGTTCTGAACCATCTGTACTGCACCCCAACGGTCAAAAGCTATCTCTCGGATATTGAATCTCTCACCCAAATTCTCGATGAAGTTTTCAATATACCCGTAATGAACAACGTTTCCTTCAGTTGTCTGCAGATAGCCTTTTCGTTCCCACACATCATATGGAACATGATCTCTTCGCACTCGAAGGTCAAGGGTATCTTCCGGCACCCAAAAATACGGAAGAACAACATACTTATCATCCTCATCAACGGGTGGAAATACCAGTACAAACGCTGTAATATCCGTTGTGCTTGATAAGTCCAAGCCACCATAACAAACTCGCCCCTCTAAATCATCTTCATTGACCGTAAAGTTGCAGGCATCCCATTTTTCCATCGGCATCCATCTTACCGACTGCTTTACCCACTGGTTAAGTCTTAATTGTCTGAATGAATTTTCTTCTCCCGGATTCTGTTTAGCAGAATCACAGGCGGCTTTCACCTTGTCAATCGCAACTGTAATGCCAAGTGATGGGTTTGCTTTCTGCCACACTTTAGGGTCTGTCCAGTCTTCCGACTCGTCAGCACCGTAAATAACGGAATAAAATGTCGGGTCAATCTTTCTTCCTGCCTCAATGTCCAGTGCCTTCTGGTGTATCTCATAACAGATGGAATTCGTATCATTTCCCGCAGTAGTTATGAGAAAATAGAGAGGTTGCATTCTTGCATCACCTGAGCCTTGAGTCATTACATCATAGAGTTTTCTGTTTGGCTGTGTATGTAACTCATCAAAGATTACTCCATGAGTATTGAAACCATGCTTATTTGCCACATCTGCCGACAGCACCTGATAGGAACTGTTAGTTGGCTTGTATATGATTTTCTTCTGCGATTCAAGGATTTTTACTCTTTTCATAAGTGCTGGGCAGAACCTAATCATATCAACAGCAACATCAAATACGATTTTTGCCTGATTTCTGTCTGCTGCACATCCGTACACCTCTGCTCGTTCTTCTCCGTCACCACATAAAAGAAGAAGTGCCACGGCAGCTGCAAGCTCTGATTTGCCCTGTTTCTTGGGTATTTCAATATAGGCTGTATTGAACTGTCGGTATCCGTTTGGTTTCAAGACACCAAACAAATCTCTGATAATCTGTTCCTGCCAGTCTATAAGTTCAAATTTCTTTCCCGCCCACGTTCCTTTGGTATGGCATAGTTCCTCAATAAAGCTGACAGCATAATCTGCCATCTGCTCATCATAATGAGAAGACTTTGCCATAAATTTTGTGGGTTTATATTTCTTAAGTTTTCTCACACGTTTTACCTCCACGAAAAAAGGACTCCGAGGAGTCCTGAAAAAGCGTATTCTTTTATCTGTTACCTTGTGTGACTGTGTATGGTTGCAAGAATTTCTTCCTGCTCCTTTTCGTCCACACCTATGCTTTCAAGTGCCTCTCTTGTTCCACAATCGGGGCAGATGTAAGTTTTGTTGTCCACTCTTGAAAGAGCCGGACTGCCTTGATATTCCTTGCCACACTTAGGGCAGATTGCTGCTCGCATTTCTCTAGTCTTCATGTGTATCCCTCCTGCTTATTTCGATTGCGTTAAAAAGAAACTGCTCATCAAATTTGAAGGCTCGGTATCCGTCAATGCAAGTGTTCACATAATACCAGCTTGGAATTCCAAGAGGTCTGTCCTCGTGCATGATGTAGACAAATGCCTCTCTTCTTCGAACCTTGCCTGTTCTGATACCCTTGATATCCAGAGTCATTTCCGTTTTGTAATAGAAGTTTGGATATCCTTCGTATCGGTCTAAAGCCTTCTCATCGTTTTCGGTTACCTCCCAGACAGCAACGGGAACAGCTGCACCTTTCATCTTTTCAATGGTAAGGTAAGAGCCTGTCTTACTGCCTTTGAAAAGTAGCTGATAATCTGCAATGGTTGATGTTCCGATTATCCTTGCTTCTGGGCATCGCATTCTCATCTGCTGAACATTAAGGTTGCTGCCATAGGCAATGTAATATCGTTTACTCATATGGTTTCCATCCTTTCTGAAGGGGATACCCTTCTACCACCTTAAGACCACCGAAGTGGTCGACCTTTGTATTAAGGTTTTACAAGGCTATCTCCTTGCAGTTCTGAATGCTGTATCTCCTGCAAGTCTTCTTGTAAGAAGGTCTCTTGCTGTTTTGAACTCGTCACCAATAAATCCAAGTCTTAAAAGCCATGTTCTCATCGCATATTTTGGATTTTCCTTCTGCTGTTCTTTAGGACTTGCTGTTCTTACCTCCTTTGCCATTTGGCTGAGTGCAAGGCAAAGCTGAATGTAGCTTTTAAGCTGTCCTGCGTGAAGTCCGTTTTGCTTTCCGTCTGCAGGAGCATCAAATTGGAAAAGTCTGAACTCGATTGTTCCCTTTGTAAAGGTTGCGTGGTAGTTGAGCATATGGTATCGGCTGTCGTTGTAATGCTGTGTTCTGCCGTAGCAACAATCCTGTGAACCGTACCAAATATCTGCAAGCTTGCTCATTGTCTGAGGCTTTTTCTTGTTGACCTGCTCTAAAAATCTTGGGTCAACCGTTCTGCAGTAGCGTCTCATTCTTCCTCGGTCAAGGTCAAGTGCCTCGGCTATCAAACTTTCGTGGCTTGCCATGATGTTTGCAAGGTTTCTCATTGTCTGAGGTGTATGCCCCTTTGCTCCGATGTGAATGTGAACTCCGCAACCTCTTGTGGCATCGCTTTTTGCTCCTGCCTTTCTGAGCCTTCTGATTAATTCCTGTAGTTTTTCCATATCCTCGTAGGTAAGAATTGGGGTTACCATTTCGCATTTGTGGGCATCGTCTCCGGCAATGCTGACGTCCTTTTGGAATTTCCATTCTCTGCCTTGGCTGTCCCATGCTGACCGGGTCATGTATCCGTTTCTGCTTGCTGTATTTTCATATCTTCCTGTCCCAAAGATGTCGGCTACAAGCTTTGCTGCTCGCTCTCTTGTGATATTATTCATCTCAACCTCAACTCCAATGGTCTGCTTTTTCATTTCCTCAATCTGATGTGCTGTTTTTTCGTTCATTTTATGTACCTCCGTTTGGTGTATTTCCTTTTGGTAGTACTATATATCACTCTAAAAGCACATAATATCAAGTTAATTCGAACCATAAAATACACAATCTTTCAGCCTGAAAACTGTGTATTTTATGCCACTATTTCTCGCTGATTTTACGGCATTTATCTTCACCGTAAATTACGTTCAGACTGCTGCCGTTATCCCAGCTGACCATAATTGATGCCGTATCATCAACACCTCTTACTGTACCCTTTGTTCCGATAGGTGGTGCTTGAATATCGTCCATACGAACAAGTTCAACTCTTGCAGCTATCGGGTATTCCTGCCTTACTCTTTCAACAATATCTCTGCTTGGAAAATTCATGATTCTTTGCCTCCCTTTGCTCCATTTTTGAATGCTGCAGAACCCTCAAGGTTCTTAAGAAGGATTTTTCTGTCTGCCTTGTATTCTGCTCCGATAAATCCAAGCCTTAAAAGGAAACATCTGAATGCGTATTTCTCGTTGTCGACTTCCTTTTCCTTTGCCTGTATTCTTTTTTGCTTTACACTCATTTCACAAAGTGCTGCGATAAATCGTGTGTAGGTCTGCAAGGTATCCGTATCGATTTGTTCTGAAAACCAAGGGAAGGAAACCTTATCTTCTTCAATGCTGATGCAGGTATCATCAATTCCAAGTGCCTTCTTAATAAGTCTGGCTTTAGAATCAATAAGTGCCATAAGATTTCCCACTTTGACTTTCTCAATTGGGATTGCCACCGTAAGCGCCACAGTTTCGCCCTGTGGCTCGTTTTTCGTTTCTTCGGAATAGTTCCTCAACCTCGCTCAACTCGGCTGTGTCGGGCATTTCTGTGGCTGAAAAGCCACGCTCAGCAAGTCCTTCAAGTAGTCTTTCAATTTCCTCGCTGTCGGCTCTGTCATCGAATTCTAATGCACCTTCTCTTGTTACCGTAAAGTAATCAATCTGGTAAGCATATGTCGGTGTTCTCATATAGACTGCTGTTGCTCCCGTGATTTCAGAAATTGCTTTTACAAGGCTCTTTCTGTCTGTTCCTGTTAAATCAAATTCAATTCTCATTGTGCGTACCTCCTTTATTTTTCGGTACTACATATATCACTCTAAAAGCCTAAAATAGCAAGTCATTCTGTGGAGAATACTGTACCGATTATTCTGTCGGAAACTGTGAATAATACACAATGCCCGAAAGTACGAATACTACATTAGGCAGAGCCACACCGTTGCCCCACATCTTATACTCAGCCGAATCGGAATGTGGATTGATGAGCCATTTTCTTATTTGGTTGTCAGTCTTTTGTTTTACTGTCTTACCCAGTGCTTTTGCATGAGTTTCAAAGATTTCTCTCCAGTAAGCAATATCCTCATCAGTTGGTTCAGCTGTTCCAAGGTCATCGCACCACCAGTCGGGAAAGCCCTGCAATCTTGCACATTCGGTCGGTGTAAGCCTTCTCACAATATAATCTTCCTCCATCTCATCATTAATGATTGGTGGGTCTTTATAGTCAGTGGCAACAAGAGTATTGGCAAGTTCTTCTTCAGCTGCCGTAAAAAACGATGCCTTTGAAGAACTGTAAACAGGATGTGCCACTCCACTTGCTCCCGCTGCAACAATAGTTGGTTCAACTTCCTCTTCAATCTGAAAAGAAAACTTTGCGTTGTAACCCTGATTCATTGCAGGTCTGCCAATGCCATAAGCAACACCGTGTTGTTCGGTAGCATTAAGCGTGTACATCACGTCCGATTCCTTGTATCCGTCACCCTTATGAGAAGGTCTTGTGCCATTGCCTTCGATTACGGCCATTCCACCTTGATTGCACGATGGATTACCGCCATTACCGTCAAGGCATCTGCTTGTTTTAGCCTCATAAAAACCGCTGTTGGGATTTGATGATTTCATCGCATTGCTGTCTTTTGAACAGATACCGTAAACTTTCGGAACAAACAATGTCTGATCATTGTTGCATCCAAGAGTTGCCGACTTGTTTTCTTGAATCAACGCACCCTTGCCGCCACCTTCACAGCCACTTCTGATTTTCAGTGTCTTTGGAGTCTGCACTACAAACGGCTGATTATTTCCACCCGTGCCAAATGTAGAAAGAACGGTCTGAGCCACATCAAGTGGTCCTGTATATCTTGAATCCTGTCCGTGATTTTCAAACATTAAGCCATTGCAGCTTGTTTCTCCAATGCTTTCTGAAGTACAGTTGGCAGTTTCTTGCCACGAATGGAAGCTCTGCGAAGAATACCCAGACAAGCCTTCTGACTCAAATAATATTTTTCCGGCACACCAACCTGCAAAATCTGCGACAAGGTAGATACGTTTTCTTCTCTGGGGTACTCCCCAAAACTGAGCATCAAGCTGTCTCCATGCGACTGAGTAACCATCTCCCAGAATTTTTCCTGCGTTCTGCCACTTTGAAGGTTTAGGCACTGACACATTGTTTTCTTTGATTTTGCAGACTTCTTCAAGCACTGCTCTGAAATCTTCTCCTTTGTTGCTTGAGAAGGCTCCTGGAACGTTTTCCCACACGATAAATCTTGGATATCTGCCATTTGTCTTACACCTCATTTCTTTTATGATTCGCACTGCCTCGTAAAATAGACTGGAACGAGAACCACCAAGACCATCTCTCTTTCCGGCTACGGACATATCCTGACACGGACTTCCGAAGGTTATGATGTCAACGGGAGGAATCTCTCCACCGTTCATCTTTGAAATATCTCCGTAATGTTTCATCTGTGGCAGTCTTTTCGTTGTTACACGAATAGGAAAAGGCTCAATTTCCGATGCCCACAAAGGGGTAATACCGGAAATCAAGCCTCCTAACGGAAACCCCGCAGAGCCATCAAACAGACTCCCAAGGGTCAAATTATTCTGTTGTTCCATCCGTACCCTCCACTTCCTTTACCAGTGCAGAGTATGGGATTTTCTCACCATCTCTGATTACAAATACACCGTCTGCATCATTTGTATCCTCTACATATCTGCGAAGAATAACCGATGCGTACTTCTCATCAAGTTCCAGCGTATAGCATACACGGTTAGTCTGTTCACAGGTCATAAGCGTTGAACCACTACCGCCAAAGGTATCAATGATGATTGCATTCTCCTGACTTGAATTTCCGATAGGATAAGCGAGCAGGTCAAGTGGTTTTGAAGTTGGGTGGTTCTTATTCTTCTTTGGCTTATCAAAATTCCAGATTGTGGTCTGACTTCTGCCTGCATTCTTGCTCCAGTAGTGCTTACCATTCTGAAGAAAACCATAAAGCACAGGTTCGTGTTGCCACTGATAATCACTTCTGCCAAGCACAAGCGAGTTCTTTACCCAAATGCAACAGCCTGATAAATGAAATCCTGCGTCCACAAATGCCTTTCTGAAATTCAAGCCTTCGGTGTCTGCATGAAACACATAAGCCGAACCACCTTTTTCAAGATGTTCTGCCATATTCTTGAATGCAGAAAGAAGAAATTCATAAAACTTGTCATTTGTCATTTTATCGTTCTTGATTGATAAGCCATCAGAACTTTCAAATGCCACATTATATGGTGGGTCGGTTATGATAAGGTTTGCTTTTTTGCCGTCCATCAGTGTTGCTACATCTTCTGCTGAAGTAGCATCACCGCACATCAGTCTGTGTCTGCCTACTGTCCAGACATCGCCTCGTTTTACAAAAGCGGCTTTTTCCAGTGCAGCAGATAAATCATAATCATCGTCTTTTACCTCAGAAGCATCACCAGAACCGAAAAGGTCTGCAATCTCGCTTTCATCAAAACCGGTAAGTCCGATATCAAAGTCCTCACCCTGCAAGGACTCAAGCTCAATACGAAGTAACTCTTCATCCCAACCTGCGTCCATAGCCATTCGGTTATCTGCAAGAATATATGCTTTCTTCTGTGCCTCTGTAAGGTAGTCCACAAATACACACGGCACTTCAAGAATACCTTCTTCTTTAGCAGCAAGGATTCTCCCATGACCTGCTATTACATTGAACTCTCGGTCAATAATAACAGGATTGATAAACCCGAACTCACGCAGAGAAGAACGGAGTTTCATTACTTGCTCGGCAGAATGGGTTCTTGCATTATTTACATAAGGAATAAGTTTTGATACTGCTACGAGCTGCATTTCTGTAGTTGTCTTTCCCATAGTGCCTCCTTAATAAAGTCCCCACTCGGCAAACTTCTCAAAGCCACCGATAGAGTGAATGAATTCTCTTGCTACTTCCACGATTTCCTTATACGGAATACCGTCAACCTCGCTGTCACCGATTGCACATACAAGTTCTACCGGCTTACCCGTTTTCTGTGCTTTCAGAAATGCGTAAATATTTACAGATACATCTGCCTTGGATAAATCCTTGCCGTGAAGGCCACCACCTGTTACGGAGTCTGCCATATCTGACCCAAGCTTACGATTGGTTGCACCGGTATCTACATCTGTGCCACCGATCCAATCACCCAAGGGATTGATTTCTGCCTCACGATAGATTTCCTTTAGGTGTACTTTTTTAGCATTGCTCTGACAGATGATAAGTCTTGCCTGATCAAGAATGTACTTACCGTCATACGGATACACTTTATATATTTCTCTTGCAATCTGAGATAGTGCCTTCTGCTCATCAGTCAGTGGCATTCCCTTGAAGATACCATTATCACCACAATGAATATCTTCCTCTTGGTTCTTTGCAAGATGTGTATCCTGCGGAACTATCTGAACATCTGCTACAACATCTCCTGCAATCCTGTGAATAGCTGAAATAATATCTTCCTCATCAATTTCTGCTGAAGTTTCAATAATCACATGAGCCGTGCCGTGTCCGATAAGGACTTCAACGGCAATCTTCGGATTTTCTTCTTTTGCATATGCCAAATCAACAATAGCACCTGCTATTCTATCTGCCACCTTATCGGGATGGCTTGGATTTACTTTTTCAATCATACTATCTTCCTTCCCTTGCTCTTAGCAATCTTTCCATCAAATCATTCTGAGGTGCAGCATCGTCATAATCTGTACTGCAGTTCTCCTTCACAATCTGAAATATTTCATTCCAAAGCCTTACAGCCTGGTTCATATAGTTGATACCAATATTGATAAACGGAGAAGGAATAGGTTTCTGTGTTGTCGGATGCTTTGATAAAAATCCTAGCTTATTAGTCATCTCTTCACACTGAATCCATCTGGCAGAACACATTGCATATCTTTCCAAAAGCTGTGGAGAAACTTTCGATGCACAGCCAATCTTCTTAAGCCAGTTCCATGTTTCCGTATAGATTTCGTGAGCTTGCAGTTCACTTCCATCTCTCTGTTCCGCAGACAGGAAATCGTGTGGCTTTGGCATTTCCACACCTTCTACTTCGGGAATATCCAGAACTTCCAGTTTTCGTCCACCCGGATTTCCGCTCTTTGCTTTATCGGCTACCGCTGATTTCTTACGACCTGCACCAGGTCTTGCACCACCACGACCTCCGATATTATTCGATTTTGTAGGCACGACAATCACACCTCCTTTAATTACCCTTTTGATTTCGCATTTTTCACACGCAAGACCCCACGCCGTTCCACGGGACCTTGATGCGTTTGAGATTTCGACCGCCCCTGGGGTCACTTATCGTAGCTGTACACACGGTGTTTTTTACTTCCTTGATAATCTCCACGCTCGGCATGAATCTTTGCGTGACACGATTTACATAAAGCTATGAGGTTTGATCTCTCGTGTGTTCCACCTTCTGACAGTGGCAGCTTGTGATGAACCTCATCAACGGGAACAAGAATCCCTTTCTCAAAACACACTTCACAGAAAGGATGCTTTGATACATACTTATCACGGATACGTTTCCATGCTCGTCCGTACCTACGGCGTACAGCCGGGTCTCTGCCATACTTCTCGTAGCTGCGGTTCATCTGTTTCTCATGTTCCTTGCAGTACCTTTCATCAGTAAGGTTCGGACAGCCAGGATAACCACACGGTTTCTTCGGTAGTTTCGGCATCTTTACACCTCCTTATGGGCATAAGAAAAGCCCTGCAGATTTCTCCACAAGGCTTTGAGCTTACTCTATTTTGCTATTATAAGTATAGCACACCCTAAGTGCGACTTACAGATGAACTAGGGGTGAACTGGGGTGAATTGCCATGAACTCTTTCAAAATTCTCCAACCCTCTGTTATGTATACGCTGTGTCCACCTCAATGTATAATGAACCTTGGCTGCTATCTGTGGCATTGTCATAAACATGAGATATCTGTATCTTAGAATAAGCTGTTCATATGGATCTTCCAGTTTATCAATTTCTGCATCAATCTCATTTTTCATTTCTTCAAGCCTTTCATAATCAGCTTTTATCTCGTCTTCCAAATCGCTGATTTTACCAAGGTATCTTACAAAAGGCGGTTCAATATTTCTTGTTCCCGAAAACTTCTCCTCAAAACTCGGAGATGAAACACTTGAGGATAAATCCCTGTAGCATTCCAATTTTATAAGCTTATCATTAATTCGGTTATTAAGAATAAACGCTCTGTTCAAGTAATCTTTTGCCGTCATAAGCACCACCTCCGATTCTTACCTTTACCGCATCTATAAGGTCTGTCTGTGTTTTCTCTTTAAGCTTTAATGCCCTCATCACATCTTCGTCAATGGTGTTCTTTGCGATTATGTGGTGTATGACAACAGTGCTTTTCTGACCCTGTCTCCAAAGTCTGGCATTGGTCTGCTGATAAAGTTCCAATGACCAGGTAAGTCCGAACCATATAAGTGTTGAACCTCCGCTTTGAAGATTTAAACCGTGTCCTGCACTGGCAGGGTGGATTACAGCAATCGGTATCTCGCCATTGTTCCAATCCTGTATATCCTTGGAAGTCTTGATTTCACGAACCTTGAATTTTTTCTTGATTCGCTCCAAATCGTGATTGAACCAATATGCCACAAGCACAGGCTTGCCATTTGCTCCTTCGATTAAATCTTCTAATGCATCTAGCTTTCTGTCGTGAATATGAAAGACCTCTTTTTCTTCGTTATAGATTGCACCATTAGCCATTTGCAGAAGTTTTCCCGAAAGAGTAGCTGCATTTGCAGCATCAATCTCTTCATCTACCAAAGACACAACCATTTCTCGCCTTAATTCATCATAAATAGACCATTCCTTTTCCGATAGTTTTACTTCTACTTCGTTGATAACACATTCGGGCATTTCAAGGAAATCTGCCGACTTCATGGAAATCGTAATATCCGATATCAGTCTGTAGATTGCATCTTCAGCACCCGGTCTTGGCTTATATGAAAATACCATCTGCTGATTTCGTTTATCCGGCACAAAGAAATTCATTCGATAATGGGTGATGTATCTTCCAAGCCTTTCTCCCATATCAAGGAGTCTGAACTCTGCCCATAAATCCATAAGTCCGTTACTGCTCGGAGTTCCCGTAAGACCTACAATTCTTTTTACCTTTGGTCGAACTTTAAGTAGACTTTTAAACCTCTTAGATGATGCAGACTTAAATGACGATAATTCATCAATGACAACCATATCAAAATCAAAGGGAAATCCACTCTTATTGATAAGCCAGTCTACATTTTCACGATTGATAAGATAAATACCGGTACTTTTTCTTAATGCCTCTTTTCGCTCCGACTCTGTACCTATAACAACCGAATAGGTAAGACCTTTTAAGTGATCCCACTTTTCAATCTCTGCCGGCCATGTATCTCTTGCCACACGAAGTGGTGCTATGACCAGAACATTGCCTACTTCAAATCTGTTGTAGAGAAGTTCAAAGATTGCCGTTAATGTAATTGACGTCTTGCTCAACCTAAGCCCATATCCAGAAACAAAGCAGAGATATCATGCTCAAGTATGTGTCTGATTGCATATTGCTGATAATTGTGTGGATTGAACTTCATTCGGCATCACCTCCAATCTCATCAAGTACTTTTGAAATTTCGTCAACGTTATCAATCACATAGCAGGCAAAACCGAGTGATGATAACTGTTTCATTCTTCTTTTCTGTAAGGCTCTCGGTTTCTTGCCAGGAGCCTTTAATTCTATAAATGCCATTCTCCCATAAGGCAGTAAGACCAGCCTGTCCGGTACTCCGTCAAATCCGGGAGATGCAAATTTGATGCAGAAACCACCTGCAAGCCTTACAGCCTTCACAAGTTTCTGCTCGACTTCTTTTTCTCGCAATTTCGCCACCTCCATAACCTTTTTGTCACTTCGTGACATCTTCCCTTAGCAAGGGAAGTCGTCCATCAATGCAAATTTACGGTGGTGTCACCTTAAGACTGTCATTTCCTATACTCTATATATATCTTTATTTTTTTCTTTCTATAGAAAAAGATAGTAAATACTAGTCATCTAGTGACACCTTGACCGTCTTAGTCTTCTTCTATAAAGTCAGATTTAAGCCTTAAACCCTTGACATATCTGCCTTTTTTGTCACGGAATCTTTCAAATCCGATACTTTCAAGAGCAGTATAGAAATCCGTTGTGCTGCGAGTAAACTCGCCCACCTGAGTGCAGAAAATTCTGTATTCGTTGTAAACCTCACCCGACTTTGCCACATAGCTTTTGTCGATTTCGCAACGTTCACCCAAGAAGTAGGAAAGCCAGTCATTACTTTCCTTATAATGCTCAATGGCATCACGCACCTTCTGTGGCGGGTCAATCTTATAGTTGTCTGCGATTACCTTTCTTGCACCCTCAATGACCCATGAAAGAATTGCACCGCCAGCCTTTTCAAACAGATAATCGGCATAGTTCTTAATATCAGCCGTTCCCTCAATCTTTGCATCAAACGGAATAACGATAAGCCTTCTCCATGTACCCTTGTCGATTGCACCGACCTTCGGCAGATGGTTTGTGTAAAGCACAAGTGTATGTGTTGGGGTATATGAAAATGGGTCTTTATATTTCTTCTCTGCGTAGATTTCATCAGTTGAACATAGCTGTTTTACATTGGCAGTGTTAAGCCTCATACCTTCTTCAAGTTCTGCTGCGATAAGCATTCGTTTACCTTTCGCCTCTGCAAGTTCCGGCTTGACATTTCTACGACAACCGACCGTAAGCATATCTGCAGAGATGTTGCCACTGTAAGTACCAAGCACTCTTGCGATAACATTCCAAAAGGTTGACTTACCGTTTCTGCCTTCACCGTAAGCAATAATAAGAGCCTCAACATACACCTTTCCGATAGCGGAAAGACCAACCATTCGCTGTACATAATCAATAAGGTCTTTATCTTTTAAGAAGAAGGTATCAAGAGCATCTGTCCATATATTCGCTCCATCACTTGATGGGTCAACGGTTGTCTGCTTTGTGATAAAATGCTCCGGTCTGTGTTCCATTGGAAACTTAATGCCCTGTCTTAAGTCGTAGGTTAGAGTCGGTGTGTTTAGCATAAACTCATCTGCATCAAGATTTCTTTGCTCCACTTCAAGCATCGGACGAGCCTCTTTTAACGTTGCAGAAATATTCTTTGAATCTCTTCTCTTAACGGCATACTTCTTATATGTCTCGGCTCCTTCATACAGTTCATAGGCATGAGCCTGTTGCTTGTTAAACATCTGTACGGCTTTCTTAGCACCCACGGATACGAGAATTTCCATACCACCATTCTTTACAAGTTCGTCCATAGCCTTCTTCATTTCGGTTTCAGTTTCTTTTAACTGCCTTTCAGTTAAGTCTTGAGAAACACCCTGTGACTTTGGCTTTGACTCTTCCCAAAAACTGCCGTTGTAGACCATGTAATCAGTAGATGGGGAATAGCGGAGAATATCTTTATATTCATTAGAAAGAACCGTAGCCTGTCCCACATCGGAAAAATCATCGGGTTTTAATTTGCAGTCGGAGTTATACTGCTCTGGCGGAATGTATCCGTCTTGGGTTGAAACCTTTGCACCAAATTTTGTGGCACTATGCCATATCAATTTCAGTTCACTTTCCGGCAAAGGCGGATTGCAAAGTTCTGCTTTTGCAAGAAAGATGTTATATGCATCTTCTGTATTTCCGTATCTCTTGATAATCTTGCCTGCAATGTGGCTCATGGTACTGTTTCGCTGACCTTCATGCACCTGTTCAAGGCTTGCATCAAACTCCGCAAAATCGTCCTCTTCAAGAAAATCAATGATGTTCTTATCACCTTCATAGATTTCGACTTCTGCAGAATCCGAACCGTAAAGGAATCTCGCACTGTCCAGTGCATTGGTATCAAAGTAAGGAAAAGCTGTTGCAATTCTTCTTTTAAGTGCAGCATATTCCTCTACGTCATTTACCATCTGTATCGGAAAGAACACATGAAATCTCGGTCTTTCAGATTTATCACCTTTGACCTTCATGTGATTTCTGCTATAGCTTGCAGCAAAGGAAACTCCGGGTATCGAAAGTGCAAGATCAAACGGTGTAATCCAATCATCGGGATTCTCTGAATGGTCATTGTCACAATCAAGCGGGATACAGTCAGAATATTCGAAGTTATCTTTGCTGCGATAGTTTCCTTTATACTTTGCAGTTACATGATCCATTTTCGTTGCCGCCACAAAGCTATCCTTATCGGTAACAATCATCTTATTTGGATATAGGCAATTCCCGCTGTTACCGGTGCAGTCTGCTGTGTATATAGTGAAATTAATCATATTCTGCGACCTCCTCCATATTCCAGGTAAACCATCTGGTTTTCATTCTTCTCTTCTTTGCCAAAGCAATCTCACGAGCCATACCTCGGCTTATAACTCCACCGAACACCCACACCTCAGAGCATTTGCCAAGCAACACATAATTGAAGTGCATAGCCATTTCACGCTCGTTCTCGTTATCATCGTCCATAAACTGTGGATACAAAAGATGCGGAGTTACTGGGATTGCATTCTGCTCCACAGCAAACCTGCTATACTTCTTTGCGTTCTTTATGTTGTTTTCAACATCACCCGCATAAGGACTGCATACATACACCAACGGAAGATAGGCAGCCTTCTTATCAGCTGCCATCTCCTCACGGTGGATATTGGTAAGAGCCTCATATGTAGTCGGGTCTGAATAACCCTCGGAGTTAAACTTATCAATACCCATATCTCTTAATCCTCCTGTTCGATAAGTGGATAGATACCCTCGTTCTTCAAAAGGTCATAAAGGAAAAGTCTGCCTTTCTGAGTCCAGTAGGTATGCATCACACTTCTGCTTTCATCAATTGCGTAGGTGCGTGACTGCGTGTATCCACATTCTGCATAATGCTGATACAACAGCCACGTCTTTCTGAATTTGTACTGAACACCAAGTTCGTGAAGTAATTCATTGAACTTGCGACCGCTCATACCGTAATCCTTTGCAATCTGTGTAATAGGGACTGTGTTCTTATTCTGCAAAATCAAATCATAGTAACTTGCCTTTGGCTGAAGTTCTGCAATCTGCTGTTTCTGAACGAGTGTCACAGTTTCAAGCTGTTTTCTTTTCTCACGCTCTTCTTTAAGCTGAGTAAGTGCTGCAATCGCAAGGTCGGGATTATTTAGAATCTCGTCAATTGCATACATACCGTGCTTACGAATAGCTGGAAGAACTTCTGTTGTGACCCAACGCTTGAATTTCTTAGCATTTGGCATCTTGCTTGAAAGGATAAGGCTGTAAAGACCGGACTCGTTAATCACAATCAATTCCTGTGTTCCACCAGGGGTGACCGTTTCGTTCACCCCTTTGTCTTCCTCATCAACATGGTCTCTAATAGCTTTTAGTGGGTTGCTATAACCAAGAATTGATGCTACATCTTTTCCTACAAAGAAAGGTTCATCATTAATTATGGTTGTTCTTACAGAGCCAAACTCTGTGCTGTTAAAAATTCGTAATTCCATGCGAATTACCTCCTATAAAATTTACTCGGAGGTGGTCTCACCTACCGGTTCGGTCGGTGCTTCTGCTTCGCAGAGGTGTCCACTGGACACCCGCACCCCTCCTACTTGGTAGCCTTGGGAGAAGGGTTAAAAGGACGTTTCTGAAAAAACTTTTTTTAATTTCTTGATTGCACGTCTGTAACGGTGGCTTACGTTGTTTGCATCGTCACCGATTAACTCTGCGTACTCGCCAACGGTGTACCCGTCAAGTGCTATCGCAATAACCATATCTGCGATTTCAGGTTTAAGAAGGTTTCTTAAAATCTTGCAGTATTCCTCATATTCAATTTGGCTATGTACACCGTTGATTGATTCGTTGAATACAGACTTATCAGCTGCTCTGTACATAATTGCCTCTTCGGTATTGACCTCAACTGTTCCGTCCTTGCTCTTCATATATGCGTTGCCAGTATGACGGTCAAACTTATGCCAGTTGTTATAGTCTGGTCTGTTAAATTGAACCTCGATTTCGTCTTGAACTCTCTTTTCGTAATCCTCCTGACTTTCTTCTTCTGAAATTGAAATGTTCAACCATTTTTCAATCTCCTTGGTTTCAACCTCAAGGGTCTGGTATGCATCCTCATAACGCATCTTGATTTTCATAAAGTTCCTGCCTTTCTGCCTAGTTCTTGCAGAAGGGCATGGGAACAAATAAAGGCCGGTGCTTATAGAAGTACCGACCTAAAGAGCCTGAAAAGGGCATAAGGAAATAAGGGTACCTCTATCATACCTTCCACAGGTTGTCCTGTGGTTAGTAACGATATCTGTATCCCAATGCCCTTATACGTAATCAGACCTTGTGATATTTATTTTTAAGTGCCTCTGGCACTTAGTTGAATCCACACAATGAACTCAACTAAGGGTCAGATCTGTAAAATAATTGATTTTGTAAATTTTCTCTGCAAACGCATATAAATAAATCGTGAAAGTGTAGATTTTTACATTCTTTTTTGATACAATATAATGTAGACCAATTCCCATTTACAGCCTCACATTC